GTACCACATAAATGTGCCTTCTCCGACTGACTTAATCTCTAGCATCAAATCATCGCCAAAACCTTTTAGCCAACCATCTGAATGACCTGTAATCATTAGTTCAGTGCTCTCGACAGGGACCTCTGAGTATTTAACGGGAAGACCGCAGGTCTCACATTCTTTAGGACTTAGCGCCCAAAACTTGTGGCGCTTCTCCTTATCTGGGTGGCGGCACTCCCAAGTACCATACAAGGTACCCATGTTAGAAAACCAAGTCTGCCAAGTATCGTGGATGCCGTGACCTTGCGCAAAAATAAGCTCTCGCTTAAACTGACGTGCCTCTGGCTTAGGGTGATTACCCTTCAAGTGAAAGTATGAAGCTCGGTGACACCAATAAGGACTAACCATAGCTGATGGATGTAAGCCATCAAATGAGCGGTGATTATCTACTGGTTGAGACAGCACATGGCGTTCTACTTTGCTAATAACGCGCGTGCTTGATTTACCTGCGTCTACAAAGTTTTTCAACGCTCCAGCTGGTACTTTTTTTAATTTCTTTTCAGTCATGTGATGAACCTATCACACATCTAAGACATTGTCTACTTTGGTTTTTTGGCAAGTTCCATCAAAGTAGTTCCTAGACGTTTAGCTTTGCGTTTTAACGCATTTCGTTCACGGTGACTCATGCCACCCCAAATGCCGTGCACTTCATCATTCTTGTCAGCAAACGCTAAGCACTGCAATCGTACTGGGCACTCAGGTCTGCCATCCCTGCCGTAGCAAATTGACTTTGCTTTATCTGCTATTGGTTTATATAGTTTCTTGTCACGAGGCGGAAACCACAAATCTGGGTTATACACAAACTTATAGTTTTTAATTTTGTGGTCATAAATTTGCTGCCCGCACTTAGATTGCGACTGCCATGACTCTGGTGACGAAAATGGTATAGGTAAAGACAAGTAAACTCCAAATAGTAATTTACTTCTCTTCTATGTGCTCCTCCATACATTGTAGCACAAACTATGATTTTATGAAATCACCGTACGTGTCAAGTAAATCCTCCTCAAGCATCACTACATAACGCTCGTTGTTAAGCTCTAAAAAAGCTAGCATATCCCCGTTGATATTGGATAACTTTTCTTCTATGTTTTTGGCGTGTAAAGTTATGGACTTTTTGCCTGTCCATGATGCTGGATGTTCATTCATCATTTTTTATTTTTCCGTATCTTATGCCTGCCCATTGCCCCCTGGCCCTAGTTCTTTCTCTGTTACATTTAGAGCAAATTTTTGTTTTCTGCGTTAAATCTGAGTTCATAATAATCATTTTCGTTAAGGACTACAAAATTAGTTTTATCCATATGAACTGCAAATATAGGGAGCCTGCTGTCCATTACAGCTTCTTTACCTATTTTTTCCAACTCAGAGGATTTAAATATATAAAAGCCTTTACTTGTCCACTTGTGTTCCCAAAGACTTAAATTATTTCGCACATCGCCTTTGCGAAACCAGAAGGCCCCAGAAGCTACGTTCTTCTGACCGCCAACTAGTTTAGCAATTCTTTTTTCATGCTTTTGAGACTGTATCTGACCCTCTGATTTAGCCAAGTTGTAGTGTTCCCATCACGTCTTTAGTTAGTTGGTTCTGCAAGTCTACTTCTTCACGAATTGAGTTTAGAAGTGCATCAGCTCCCTGCCACTGTCGGTCTGAGTAACGGTAATAAGCACCTGCACGGACAACTAGCTTGTTAATAATAGCCAATGATACAATCTCTTTAGCAAAATCGTAATCGCCTTTTTCAACGCCAGCGCCCTCATCAAAATAAAAGTCCACAAAAGCAGTTTGACCTGGAGGGGCTGACTTGTTTTTGCGGGTCTGAAACTTAATGGTCTGACCTACCTTACGTTTTTCCTGACCAGTACCAATCTCAATCCACTCGTCACGCTTAACATCAATGCGGGTAAAGAAGAAATAGTTCTTGGCTTCTCCGCCTGGAGTAGTGCGAGGGTCGCCGTACATGACACCAATCTTCATGCGAAACTGGTTGATGATTAAACCGATAAAAGGACGCTCTTCGCCTAACATGCTACGTTTACCAGCTTTTTCCATCTTGCGAAAAAACTTGCCCATAAGCATAGCTCCACGACCAACTGTAAACTCTTCCATTTCCTTCTCGTCCTCTGCTGAGGGCACGAGAGCGGGCAATGAGTCAATAACTACACAGTCCACTTCTTTGGTCTCTACGAAGTCCAGGACGGCTGTTAGAGCCGTTTCCATGACGTTGCTAGTAAACACGTGAACTCGTGTCTGGTCTACGCCGCACATCTCAGCATACTCAGGTACCCACTGCTCAGCGGCAATCCAAACAGTAGTAAACTTTGGGTCGCGTTTCTGATTAGCGGCAATAGTTTTTAGGGCTAGCGCAGTCTTGCCGTTACTTGCTTCACCGATAATTTCATGCCACTGGTTAGTAGGCCATCCTCCACCCAAAATCATGTCTAGCGATAGCGAACCTGAAGTAAACCTAGTTGGGGGTGCTACATCTGAAGCTAGTACAACAGTGTTTTCGCCATACTTTTTATTAATCTGTGCTAGTACCTTTTGAAGGGACATTAGCCAATCCTGTCTACAATTGTTTGAGGGTTAAAGTTATTTGCCGTACTAAGTTGTTTAGCTGCTTGAGTAGCGCCATTAGTAGGAACACGAACACCTGGCATACCAGACCCAGACTGTTGAATAGGATACCCGCAGTCATAACATCTTGGCGCGGTTTCTACGGTCATTTTGCCGTAATTGCCGCTAGAACAATTTGGGCAACGACTTGGAGAAGTTGCGCTAGCTGGTAGTCTGTGGCCTTCTAGCTCAGGATTGTACGGAGCTTGCTGATTAACTGGAGGGTAAGACTGGTTAGGGGTATAACCTTGATAAGGCGCAACTATGCCAGGCTGCACAGGCTGCGCTGGCGGTGTCTGTGGGGTATACCGTGGCGCTTGTGTTTGCGGTGTGTTTAGTTTATCTGCCCACCATGAGTTACTCATTCTTCAGTCTCCTTGATTCCTGTAAATGTGCCGTTTAGTTCTATTAGTTCAAGTTCTACAGCGGCTGATAGCATAGCCATAATACCATTAAATGTCATTTGACTATAAAATTCTGTAAGCCCAGTGGAGCTTGACTCTAGCATTTCTTCTGTCACGCCTTTTACCTTAAGCAACTCTGACTTTTGAACTTCAAACGAATGTTTAGCGTTCATGTCTGAGTAAAGGCTGATTAAAGGGGTTAGCGATGAAATGTCAATAAGTCTGGCTTCAGAGTCTTCTAGTTCTTTTTCATGACCTTCGAGGCTTACCGAAGACAAGTTAAATACTTTAATATGCTCGTTAGCTTCTTCGCCAATAATGTCGTAAAGGTACCACCTGAACAGTGTAGTAATAGGTAACTTTTGTAGCTTACCGTTATTATTAGAATCTGGGATAGGCCAGGTCACTTTGCCTCACCCCACCGCGAAACAATCTTTACGTCTGCAATAAGTGGTACTTTTAGCACTTGAATGTCCTCCATGGCTTCGCGCAGTTTTTCTGCAGTTTCTTCTGCAAGCTCATTAGGAGTAGTTAACACCAATTCGTCATGCACTGTAAGAATAATCTTAGCTTCTTTTGGAATCATATTCCACGTGCGAACCATAGCTATTTTAATAATGTCTGCGGCACTGCCTTGAATTTTAGTATTAAACGCCTGGCGCTCAGCTCCAGCGCGGAAACCATTATCACGTGACATAATTTCAGGAAGATAACGACGGCGACCAGTCAAGGTTTTTACATAAGGAACTGGCTTACCAGCACGAGTTGAGCCTAGTACCTTTGCACGGTATTTAGCAATCGAACTAAATTCAGCAGCAAATCGGTCAAGCAAATCTTTAGCCTCAGTTTTAGTACAACCAATTTGGCTTGCAATTTTATCAGGACCTACACCATACGCCATAGCTAGAACAAGTGCTTTGCCTGCCTTACGGTCTACTCCCATAGTTTCACCCACAGTAGTATAGATGTCCTTGCCGTTTAGGTAGTTCTCCATCATAATCGGGTCTTCTGAGAATGATGCAATAACGCGAGGCTCAATCTGCGAGTAGTCGGCAACTATAAGTTTGTGGCCTGGAGGGGCTACAAATAAGTTGCGAATAGCTTTGCCGTGCGGGGTGTGGGGTGCAGGAACGTTCTGCAAGTTTGGGTTTCTAGAACTAAACCTACCAGTTTCAGCGCCATGTTGAACAAAATCACCGTGCAAACGGCCGTCGATAAGCATGCTGTCTTTGGTCTCAATACGGCTTTTACCTGACGTAGTGCGCTCTACGTCACCACCTAGATAAGGGATAACATAAGTTGAAAGTAGTTTATTATAGTCAGCGTACTCAAGTAAAGCAGTTACCAGTGGGTCTTTGTCGCGATAAGGCTCTAACGCTTCGGCAGATACCGAGTAGTCGGCACCAGTTAGCTCTACGTTAGTTCTATCTTTTTGTTTGCCTTTGAGGGTAAGCACTTGAGCTTTTAGCCCACGCCCGCCTTCGCTTTTCGGTCCGTATAGAAGCGCTTGCTTCTCTTGGTTAGAGTTGATGTTGAACTCACGTCCAGCGGCTTTATAGATGTTAGCGCGAGCCTCATCTACTTTGATTTCCAGGTCAATCTTTAGTTGCTCTAGTGAGTCTGTGTCAATCATTGCGCCAGTTAACTTCATGTCACAAAGAACACGGAGCACATCCATCTCAAGGGCAAATACGCGATTAAGTTCTCCAGCCTCTAACTTTGGAACTAAGGACTTCCATAGCAAGAATGTATATTTAGAGTCTAGATAAGCGTACTTAGCTACGGTATTAAAGTCGTAAACCTCTACCTCTTTACCAACGCCCTTTTCCATCTCATACCCAAATTCACGCTTAAGGCAATCAGCCAAACCGCATTTGTTTTTATTGCGATTGTCGGAAATAAACGAGGCAATCATAGTGTCGAAGTAAGGTCCTGCAGGAACACGCCCGCCGTAATACTTGGCTACGGAAGTAAGGTCAAATACAAGGTTGTGGCCGATAGTAAGAATCTTGTCATTAAACATGAGGGGCTCTAAGCCCTTAAAAACTTCAGCTGGGTAAAGCTGTTCTGGGGCTGGACCAAACAACTTAGTAGCTTTTTTAGAGTCACGGCTATAGTCGCTGGGGCGCAGTGGCAAACCCTTTTCTTTGCGGACTTCACCTTGACCAGTTAGTGGATAAATTTCTTCAAGGAAGTCTCCGTGAGGATGCCCCATAGGGATAACATCGCAACGACCGTGGGTAGCTAAGGTAATCCATAGCACCTCGTTTACTGGGGTCATACCACGGCGTGGTCCGACAGTTTCAACGTCATAGGCAAAGGCATCTTGAGTTAGGTAGTAATCTACCATCTCGGCAAGTTGTTCGGCAGTAGTAATAATGTTCATAATAACTCCACAATAGCGCAAAAAGCGGGGGCACTGGACCCCCGCTTAATGCTATCGGTTTTAGAGAAGCGAGTTCGCAATCTCGTCAAGTTCCTCAAATGAGTGTTCCTTGATAAGACCACGGGTGTAAACCTCTGAAGCTTCGACAACTGCACTAGCCTTTTCTTGGCTAATGTTCCAGTCTTCTTCTAGGTCTCGCTCCTTGATTGGGGTTACGGTGTAAGTGGTCTGTGGACCCTTACCCAGACGAACGATTGCCCAGTAACCCTTGGTTAGAGGACCTTGTGGCGAGTAGTGAGCTGCGTGTAGTGCTTGGTAAAGACGAGCACCTGAAATGAGCATCTGGCGCTGCATACCCTCAAGCGAGTTAAGGGTTACAACAGTAAATGCACGCTTGTTTTCAGGGCGTTCCTGAAGCTTTACGCAGAGTGGGCAATTAGCACCAATGCAAACATACGAGCGCTTACCGCTTGTTTTTTGCTTTAGAAAGTGCTGTTTGTAAATTGCAAAAGGTCCGCTCTCATCGAGGAACTTAAAGACCTGGTGCTTAGCATCTTCAAACTTTACTTCCGTAGGGAAGTCGCTTGAGACGGTGAGGCTTTCAGCTGCGTCCCAGCCCGATTGGACTGAGGATGAAGCGGCTGTAGCTTGTTCGGGACGTGCATCAACATCATCGGCAATATAGCTTGCGGCGGTTGGGGCATCTTGGTTAACGGGCATGATTTCCTTTATTGATTAGTTATATTATTTTCTCTTGCGCGGATTGTTTCCCACGCCTCAGCTATCTTACTAGTAAGACTCTGGTGTAAGGCCCAGTTTATACGGTCTGAACCTAAAAGTCCAGCTTTACTAAACAACTCCACGGTAACTTCTACCATTTCCTTGCTGTAAAGCCGTCTGCCTTTTGTCTCCCTGCCGAGTTTATCTACCTTTGAAGGTAGTCGGTAAGGTGACTCAGGAAGTTTGTTTCGCTGCATCCATTGCCGTAGCGTTGGAATTGTGCTATTCAAGGCTTTCGCTAAAGAGCCTATCGTATAAAATTGAAGTTGTCTACCATTTGGCAAAGTTTTTTCAAAAAAATCTTTTTCCCAGCTTGTGTCTAGTTCTACTTTAGGCGCTGGTTCACGGCGTTTTCGTTTAGAGCCTGGGTAGTACACCTCAAGCTCGCCAAACATGTCTTCAATAAAATCATCATTCATGTGTTTGATTTTTCAATGCTTCCAAAGCTACTTCAATACCTTTATATTTACCGTCAAGATAATCTCTAACATGCGGTGAAGGACTAGTACTGTTAATCGTGTCTTCGTATGCTTCAGTAAGTTTATCTCTAACAATTTTTATATCACGAGTGCGCTGAATTAACTCACCAGCTTTAGAGCCCATTTTCCATTCGCTCATGTGAACAGCCTCTTTGTAAGATAAACCTTTTTTTACAAACATGCGAATAAAACTTATATATTTAATCACTAAAATGCCCCCGATATTTTAGCAACAATTACTCCGTACACTGTGGTTATCACAAGTAAGTAGGTAATCCAAAAAGCTCTGCGGCTCATTTGTTTTCTCCTAGGTTTTTAGCGTGTTTTACAAATACTGGGTATAGGTCAGGGTTGATAGCACAAGCTAACATTAGCAGAGCTGTGCTTACCCAAAAGATAGGCAGTGAGATTACTAGCTGAATAACTTTTAATACTGTCTTCACTTGTTCTCTCCTTTGATAAGAGCGACAGCAAATAGGATGCCACCAGATGGACCATTATTGAAAGCATAATTTTCTAGCAGTTTGATAATGCGTTCACGTTCGTTCTGCTCACCTAACTCAAAGTCACTAGGCTCAGGGGCATAAGGTGGTGGTGGGTCACAGCGATTACACTCCGCTGGTTCAAAAGTCATACGACCGAAACCGTAAGGTTGTCCGCAAGTTTTGCAGTCGTAGTAAATGTCCATTACTTTTCTCCCTTGATGATAGCAATAATATGCTCAGTGGGAAATGGTCTAGGGCAGTCAGCCTCACCGCACCAATCAGCCTTACCGTGTTTAGTAATTAACTTAATAATGCGTTCTTGCTCTATTTGAACAGCGCTATTAGCGTCTGCAGTGTGTGGCTTATCCCAATACTGCTTGATGATGTCAAAATAATTTTTACTCATTAGGCCACTGACCGTCTAGCACCATCATTGCGATGATTGCATAGTTGGCAAGGTCTAAGAAAGAATCCTTGAGGCTTTCATTCTCTGGGTTAGCCCCTGAGTCAACTAGGTTATTAATACGAGCCAGTTTATCCCACATACGAACACGAAGACCATTTAGTGGGCCACCAGGGCTTAGTGAAATATTTTTTGGCCCGTAGTCAGCGTGCTTCTTAATAAGCACAGCCTGAGCTTCGGCAAATTGAGTTTTAAGGTCTGTTTCAAACTTTAGCTCATCAAGGTATTCGTCTGGGAAATCAAACTGAGCTGCATCTAGGTCTGCCATTTTAGCCATTATTTTTTCTCCAAAATTAGTGCCCAGCTGACTTTCTCAGGGAACATTAGCTCAATATCTTCATCGGTGAGGCTACCAGTATAGTAGGCAGCCATTACAGCATCTTGGTCTAAGACAACAACAGTTTGAGTACAACTGTCAAAAAGGTCTTTGTCTTTAAGGATTTTGTTTGCGGCCTCTTCATCAAAAACTTTAGAGACACGGCGCTGTTTTATAATAGAAGCGGTGCCAGACTTTTCGTCATCTACGGCAAGTACTAGACTTCCCTTTTCGTTTGCTTCGCCAAGCTCTTCAATAGCGGCGATAATACGTTTTTTAATTTGGCCTACACGAGTCTCCAGATTAGAAACTTCGTCTTTCAAAACAACGTATTGCTGGATTTCTTTTTTAATTGGCTCCAGAGCTTGGTCTGGTAGCTCATCATTGTGAACTGGCATTTGTATCCTTGTAGTCTAACCTCCGTGGAGGACGCTATGTCTTAGCAATACAAATGCTAATGCCTAGTTATAGGTGTTGTCAAGTCCTTCGGCAACAAAAGCTTCCATGGCGGCAATGAGCACGCTGGTAACAGTGATTTTCTGTTTAGCGGCTTCTTTTTGGACGGCAAGCCAAAGCTCATCGGCGACACGGATGGTTCGTGTTGGGGTCTTTGGCGCGTTCGGGATTTTAACCACTCCTAAAGTTGTGTTAAGACCAGTATACATAAATAAAAAGATTTAGGGTAAAGAAAAACCCAAGACTCATCATCGGTGGGTCCTGGGCTTCTCTTATAGAGTATCAGACATTTTACTTAATGTCAATTACTTTCGGGCGTTTCTCTTCAGGAAGTTCTTTATTGAACTGAACTGTCAACATGCCGTTTTCAAGCAGGGCATTGGTGACTTCCCAATACTCAGCTACAGCAAGCTCTAGTTTAAAATCACGAGTAGCAATTCCTTGGTAAACAACTTCGCCACGTTGCTTATCTTTTTTCTTACCTTCAATAGTAAGAACAGAATCTTGAAAAGTTACAGTGATTTCTTTTTTGTAAAAACCAGCTACAGCTACATTAAGTAGGTTAGTGCCGTCTTCCAGCGACACAATGTCGTATGGAGGATAACTTGGTTTATTGTTAGTTACTTCTTTGAGTTGCTCAAGAAGGGGAGACCAGCCAATAGATAGGCGGTCTAGGCGGGGAAACAAATCAGCAATAGTAATTTGTTTTGGCACAGGTGGAGTTTTCCACTCTTTAACCCACGGGCTGTGTGGGTCAGCTTGTTTTTTGTAAAATGGTTCTTCGTACATGTTATCTCCTTAGACGATAACTGTGCTATGAGAGCGAACGGTTACATTCTCAAATGAGAACGTTCGGTTACATTACTGCCCGTAGCACAGTATTAGTTATAGACACCCAATTGGCGTGTCTGTAATTAGTATAGCAAATAACCGCCTCGGTAGACAATAAAAATTTTAATAAATATTGTAAACTTTTAAAGTTACCTTTAAAAGGAGTTAAGTGAAAACACTGCGCAAAATCGCAGTAATAATCGCAGTAATATTTATAGTTTTCGGTCCGCTACTAGCTGTACTACCAGCCTTTGGTCAAGTTACTGACTCCCCAAACATACCCGCTAAATACACTTACATGTATACAGAGGGCATTTCTGTGCAAGTTGACGCCCCAGAGGGTTTTGTTTTTAACAAAGTTGTTTGGGCAGATTTTGGTATGCCGTCTTTTGACAGCAGTTTTAAACTTAACAGCGACCCCAGCTGCACAACTGCGGTAGAAACGTCTAAAAAGTTATTGGACTTGATTAACGGCAAAAACTCGGTGCTTATCTCTGCTGATAGTGCTATCTATGGCAATCCTTGCCCAGATAAACAACAGCGCCTTGCTTACATGATTGAAGCTACTTTTGTTGACCCATATCCCAGAAGTAGTCCAACACCTTCCCAAACACCCACAAAAATAACGCCCATACCAGTGGTACCAGTAGAAACACCCATTCCTGAGCCAGCACAAACACCAAGCCCATCGCCAACACTAGTAGAGCCGACAGCAACACCAACGCCGTCACGGGTACCAAAATTTCATAAACTTTCATCTTCTAATGTTATCAAATGGGTTGAATTAAGTCCAAAAGCCCGTAAAAAAGCCAAAAAAGTAATTGTGGCGACAGTAATAGTTTCTCAAATAAGCATGGCAGCATCAATGATTAGAAAGCGAAAATAATGAAAAAGTTTTTTAGTGACATTATTAACCAAGTTTGGACACTGCTTGGTATGGGAGCCGCTTGGTTGGTTCTTGATGGAACTCCGCAAGTAATTGTGGGATGGGGAATTGTGGTCACTATGTTTATATGGGTGATTACGTTTCCGCTTCGCAATAGCGATGATTAAAGTACACTAGTTTATAGTATTTATAATAAATCTTTAGGAGATTAAATGGCTCTGCTACAATCATCAGTTACGCTTAATACCTCAAGCGCTGTGAACCTTACTCCAGTAACTTCAACTTACTTTACAAAGTTTAGCCTTATTATTCAAAACAATGACGCCGCCGCTATTGTTTATCTAGGTAACTCAAGCGCAGTAACTTCTGCTGCTTACGGCCTAAAACTAGCTGCTGGTTCGTCCGTGGCGTTTGATGATATTGCCCCTGGAACTGAAAACATTTGGGCTATCTCTAGTGCGTCGTCTACAGTACAGGTTTTGACAGTAGCAAGATAATGTCTAAAATACGTCTTGGAACTACTAACATCGACTTTAAAACCAAAATAGATGTTAATAGGGTGTTTGCATCTGTAGTTGTTGTATCTGTAGGTCCTGCTGGGGCTTTAATGGCTCGCATTGTTAATGCTCCACCTTTAGCCAGAAATAGTATTTCTAACATTGTTATGAACGGCACAAACGCTTATTTTACAAGTTGCGGAAATGGTAATCTTCCATTTTATGGTTTTTTAACTAAAGTTGATTTAACTACAAATAGCCCAACAGCGTTAACTAAGCAATTTTCAAACCCTGGCACTTCTTGGTTTGGTGATGGTGTAAAAAAAGCTTCTACTGCGGTGACTTCTAACGCCAGCGTAGTTAACACCACGGGCTCGGGGACTATTAACACTAGTACATTGACTGTTGCCTCAAGCACAGGTATCCCATTATATTCAGTAGTCAGCGGAACTGGAATTAGAGCTTATTCTCAAGTCCTTGGTATTAACGGAAATGTGTTGACATTAAGCCAAACTTTATCTTCTACTATTGCAGTTTCTGCTGTTACCTTTACTGATTTGCCCACTGGTGTCCACTGGTTAATCCCATATAATGACACTAACAATACTTCGCCTACTTATTCCTACAATATTTTTAATTTTTCAACTTTAGCTACAGATTCACAAGTAGGAATACCGACAACTGCCCCTGTTAATTTTGGTTATATCGTACAGTCTGTTGTAAGAAACACTGATGGCTCGTTTTGGGGAATTGGGAATGATAATTACGCTAACGGTAATGGTGGAATTTTTCCTTACCTAACTCAAGCAGGTTACAAAGGTGGAACTGGAACTGGTTGGTCTAAATATCCTAGCAATGGTTTCCAAACTATAGCTTTTACTGCACTTAGCCGTGATTCTACTAATAATGCAGTTGTCTTATTAAACCAAGCTGATACTTCTTCCTTTATTAACAGAACTAGTTTGCAAAAAATAGCTTATGGCTCAAACGTTAACGTGTTATGGACAACAGATTTTACTATTAACGGAACTCTTGTTAATTTTGGCTTAAAGGGTGACCTATTTACTTTTAATGATTTTCATTATATTGTTGGTAAAAATGTAGGCGGCTCTCATGTTCTCTCACACATTCAGATAGTTTGATGGCTGACAATTTTGGCCCAAGAGATGATTGATGAATACCCCTATTTTACGCAAAAAGAACTTGAGTTGAAATAGACTTTTAATCTATTCGCAAGTCTTGGAGCATCCGACGAGCTTATAATAATCCTCAAGAAGCTCGGGATTAATTTTAGTGATTTGATCTTGAATCAACTTGACTTCTTTCTTGTCATCTTTAGATTTAGCAATGAAACCTAAATGCATAAGCGCATCTGTATTTTGTTCATCTAGTTTAATGGATTGGCGATAAGCTTTTTCAGCTGCACTAAGATCGTTAAGATGTTCATTGGCAAAACCGAGCTCAAACCAAGCCTCAGGATTATTGCTTTCTTTTTTTGTCCATTCAGAAGAAACATTCAATAGTTTTTTCCAATCTTCTTTGAGGGTTGGAATTGCAACTTGAAGGAAGAGTGGTTTCTTATCCTCTTCTTCTTCCCAAAGTGCCACCCCTGTGATTGGAAAATTAGTTTCGGCAGGTTTATTTTTAAGTGAATTTAGCCACTCAATAGGAAGGGCATAGTAAAAGGAATTTCTTCCAGAAGTTTTAAAAGTATTGATCCCTACAAGGCGTCCTTCAGTATCAAATAAACCACTTCCGGATGCACCCATTCGAAACTGAGCTGAGCTTAAAATGACTTTACCTTGATCAAGATCGTAAGTTGATTTCACATTACCTGCTGAAGTTAAGGGTGCAGGCACACCATTTGAGTGGCCTATTGCGATGACTTCCTGACCTTTTTTAAGATCTGTACTTTTACCCAAAGTTGCCGGTTTATTTGGCATACCAAAAGTTGTGACTAAACATAAGTCATGCCAGCGATCTGCTTTGACGGAAGTCACTGAGTAAGTTTCTTCCCCTTGAGATACCCAGGGCTGTTTTGTTCTTCTTAAAACATGGCAATTTGTGATGACTTGATTCTCGCTCACGACAACACCGGAACCGAAAGCCAGACCTCCCGCTTCGTTGTAGCCCCTGATCATGACCACACTTAAAAATGAACCCATTAATTGATCTTGTTTTAATGCCCATGCATTCCCTGTGGCCAAGAGGATTGATAAGGCGAAGAAGGAGATAAATTTAAAGAGTAGGTTCATAAGATATCGTTTTTCAAAAGTATAATGTTGACTTGACTGGAAGACGTATTAAAAGTTCTTATTAGTTTTACACATTTTTCTTTTCCAAATCTTTTTTTAAGTAGAATATCACTATCTTGTTACTTACATTTCCAAATAGCCCTTACCAGTTATTCCAACCATTTTCTCCTGCAGGGGATCAGCCGCAGGCTATCGATCTATTAACAAAAGGCATTGTTGATGGAAAAAAATTTCAAACACTGCTTGGCGTTACAGGCTCTGGTAAAACATTTACGATTGCAAATGTGATTGCAAGAACAGGTAAGCCTGCCATCGTCATGGCACCAAACAAAACACTCGCAGCGCAACTTTATTCTGAATTTAGAGAATTTTTTCCGCAAAATGCCGTGGAGTATTTTGTATCTTATTACGACTATTACCAACCAGAAGCTTATGTGCCAGCGCGCGATCTTTTTATCGAAAAAGATTCAAGCATTAACGAACATATCGAGCAGATGCGCTTGTCTGCTACCAAAGCTTTGCTCGAGCGTGATGACAGCATTATTGTAGCTACGGTTTCCGCCATCTACGGTATTGGAGATCCTGTGGATTACCAGGGTATGGTCATGCAGCTTGTACAAGGCGAAAAATTATTACAGCGAAATATTATTTTGCGCCTCGTATCCATGCAATATGATCGCAATGATTTTGATTTTTCTCGCGGTGCTTTTAGGGTCCGAGGCGACACGATTGATATATTCCCTGCTGAAAATTCAGAAACAGCAATTAGAGTGACCTTGTTTGATGATCATATTGAATCAATCACGCTCTTTGATCCACTCACGGGACAGATGTATAAAAAAGTTAATCATTTTACGGTGTACCCCTCAAGTCATTATGTGACGCCACGAGACACAGTAGTGAGGGCTATTGAAAAAATTAAAAACGAATTAAGAGAGCGTTCTGATTATTTTGTTAAGGCAAATAAACTAGTTGAGGCCCAAAGAATTGAACAGCGGACGCGTTTTGATATTGAGATGTTAAATGAAATAGGTTTTTGCAAGGGCATTGAAAATTATTCGAGACATTTGTCAGGAAGAAATCAAGGCGATCCACCACCCACTTTAATTGAGTATTTACCTAAAGATGCTTTAATGATTATTGATGAAAGTCATGTCACGGTGCCTCAGGTGGGTGGGATGTATAAAGGGGATCGTGCAAGAAAAGAAAATTTAGTCGAGTATGGTTTTAGATTACCTTCGGCACTCGACAATCGACCGTTAAAGTTTGAAGAATTTGAGAAAACGATGCGCCAGTGTATTTTTGTATCTGCAACACCCGCCGATTACGAAGCTGCTCATACAGAGCAAATTGTAGAGCAGGTTGCAAGACCTACTGGACTCATTGATCCTGAAATTACTGTGAAACCAGCCGACACACAAGTGGATGATTTGTTGAGTGAGATTAATCTTCGCGTTGAAAAAAATGAAAGAGTCTTGGCAACTACTTTAACGAAGCGTATGGCTGAAGATTTGACAGATTATTTATCCGAACACCAGATTAAAGTACGTTATCTTCATTCTGATATTGATACTGTGGAGCGGGTTGAAATTATTCGCGACTTAAGACTAGGTAAGTTTGATGTTGTTGTAGGTATTAATCTATTGCGAGAGGGTTTAGATATTCCTGAGGTTTCATTAGTGGCCGTATTAGATGCTGACAAAGAAGGATTTTTAAGATCTGAGCGTTCGCTTATACA